ACCGGTGATCGCAGCATTTCCTTTCCCACGTAGCCATGTTTTGGCATTTCCAAGTCTCTCTTTTGTCTGCCCTGGGAGTTTAGCAATCCAAGACAGTACAGCTGGCAATCCTGCTTTCATACCATTGAACAGGCCAGATATAACATATCCGCCCTGCGTACGCATGACTGTTGATGGTGAATGGATTCCGAAAGCTTTTTTGAATCCGTTTATGAATGGTTTAAAAATGTGTGCCTTGATCCAGGTTCCTATATCTTTAAATGACTGCACAACACCATTTTTAAAGCCTTCCCAGGTGAATTTTCCAGCTTCTGTGAAATGCTTTATAATATACTTCCTTGCATCTGCAACTGCATTTTTAAAGATACTGCCAATAAATGCGGCAAAACCTCCAAATGCAGCTCCAATCGCTTCAAAAACTCTGTCGGCAATGCCGTTCCAGTCAATGTTTACCAGCAGATCTTTTGCTTTGTTATAGATGGTGTCCCCCATGGACCACCAATCCATGTGATCGATTGCTGAGATTGCAAAATCAAAAAAGCCTTTTATCCCATCGGATAAGGTCTGTCCTATTTTTCCAGTATCAATGGTTTTGACCGTGTTGGTTACGAGATCAGCCAGTGCAGTGCCCAGGCCTCTCCAGTTAAAGTTATGAACTGTGGTATAAAGTGCTTCCAGTCGTGTGTTAAAGCACTCTCCAACAGTTTTTCCAACAACACTCCAATTGGTTGTCGCAATCGCTGTATTCAGTGTGCTTACCAAGCCAAATACAGTATCATGTACGGTTCCTTTGATCAGGTTCCAGTCAAGGCCTTCAAGAGCACCATTGACTCCATCTCCGATAGCTTTCCCAAGACTGTTCCAGTGGAAATTCTTTGCAAAGGTATCTGCAAATCCAAAGGCTGTGTTCAGTCCCTTAGAGAATGTATTACCAACTAATTTCCAATCCGCAGCTTCAATAAAGCCATTCAGAAAAGTGGCAATGCTTTTTGCAATCTTGTTACAGGTATTCTGGATTTTACCCCACGGAATACGTTCCAGTGCTTCGTTGAGCTTATTGCCGACCATGGCGCCAAGTTCTGTAAAATCACCGGACTTCCAGGAATCTTTAATCAGTTTTGCGAGATCTTTGAAACGGCTCTTGATGGCTGTTGTCTGGAACATATCATTAACGCCACCAAGCGGTGATGTATCCGTTCCACTTCCTGTTCCTCCTGATCCGGGGCTGTCTGAATCATCGTTCAGCTTGTTGATCTGGTCGAATCCCAGAAGAGTGCGCTGATATTGTTTTGCCGCTTTTGATGCCGTATCCGCATTCTTTGCATTATTCTTCAGACCCGTTGAGGTACTGTTAAGACTTGCAGCATAATCCTGATTGACTTTCTTGGCCGTGACCATGGTGGTTTTGCCTGTGAGAGCTCCCATCAGCTGGCCTATGGAATTTACCACGTTGATAACCGTCTGAATGAAACTGTTCAGAATTGGTGCTACAACATTCAGGATTGGTGCAAAGGCTGTGGCCAGTGAATTTTTGAGCTGTGTCAGAGAAGACATCAGCAGAGAAAGACTTCTGTTTGTTTCTCCACTGTACTGTGCAAGGTTCTGAAATCCCTGCTTTGCACCATCTACAGCTCCTCGGATCACAAAGCTTGCAAACATGAATTTTGCAGTCATTCCGATCGTCTTCAGTATACCTGTCAAGCCTCGTCCGGATGTTCCCAGACCATTGAACGAAGATTTTGTCCTGTTAAGAAACGGGATTCCGGATATGAACTTCTGGATCAGTGCAGCATAAGCACCGGAGCATTTCCGGATCACACCGGTGAAGGAGGATGCAACGTTTCCAACACCTCCAAGAAGCTTTGTAAAGCCTCCCCACCCCTTCGAAACAGTTGCTCCTATTCCTTTGAAAATTCCTGTTCCAAAGTTCAATGCCTGTTTCGGAAGAGATACCGGCCGCTTTACATCTGTATTTGAGGATTCCATATGTTTTTTGTCAGTTTCATACATTCTCAATTTACGTTCAGCGCCCTCAATGTCATATGCCAGGCTTCTCCAGCTCATGCTTTCCTGATCTACGCCAAGATCACTCATCTTATCCCGGCGTTCATAGTATTTATTGAGCTGAGTCTGTGTTTTTTGAATTGTGGAGTTCAGTTGCTGATACTCTTCCGTTGGAACTTTGATGCCGGCCTTGATCTGGAAATTTTTCACAGGATTCCTGCTGAGCATTTCCCTGATCTTATTCAGGGTATTCCTTACCGGCTGCAGCGCTTTGCTTTCCATCCCCTTGAACGGATTCTTTACTTTCTCAGTTTCCTTCTGGATTTCTTCAACACTTTTCTTTACTTCCCGCCGGCTGTTTTCCATCCCTTTTTTCAATGGTTCTGTTGTAGCTTCAATCACCACCTGCATCTTATGAAGTGTATCTCCCATGGTCTCACCTCCTCTCTTTTTCTCAACAAATTAATGATTATGTCTATAGTTCCATTCGGCGTTGTACGCCCTTCTTTTTTCCATGTACTCTTCCCACTGGCGGGCTTCCTCTGCTTCTTCGTATGCCTTCTGTTCTTTTTCAAACAGTTCCGGATAATAATCCCAGGGATGGGCTATCTTGCCATCTTTGGCAAATAACGCTGAGATATCTACTGCTATGGCCTGGGCCTGGATGAAATTATCCATGATCCGCTGCTTTTCTTCTCTGAGCAGCCGCCTTCTTATATTTGCCAAAGTATCGAATATCTCATTTACAGAAAGGTTCCAGAATATTTCCACCGGGATCCCCATCTCAAGAGCTACCGGATACAGCTCTGCGAGCTGTTCTGACATCAGGCGTTCTCGATTTCCTCCAGAAGGGATGCCGCTGTCTTCTCCGGTAAAAAACCCGATACCACCATGAGCGGGATCAAAATCTTCTGATAAAGCTCCAGCTGACTGTTCCCTTCATCGATCCATGCGTCATACAGCTTCTGCACATCCTGATAATCAATCCCATGCTCCCACGGAGACATTGCTTCCTGGATGATCGTCAGCATCACAGAAAGCGGCGGAATATCATCGATCATATTCATGAGATTCTGTCTGTACTTATTTTCCAGGCGTCCGATTCCGGAAGCTTTCAGTTTCATCTTGAAGTTCCTTCCGCCTACATTCCAATAAGCAAAGGGTTGTCTCTTTTTCTTCTGCTCCTCCAGATTGACTACTTTTTCCTCCGGAGCCTGTGTCTCATTCTGGGCAGAAGCTCCGCCCAGATCCTGAACACCTTCAAAATTCATCATCTTTTATTCCTCCTTACGCCGGATCTGTCTGGTTGATCTCAGACTGTACGGCCATGGTCGCCTCAAACTCGATCACTCCATTTACTCCACCGCCTGTACGTTTTACGGAAAACTGTGCAGTAAACTCGGTAACTGTTCCATCTTTTGTTTTTTCCTGGAAATCCCAGATCTCTTTTTTGTCTGCTGCATCTCTCATAAGCCTGTACGGGCTTCCGGCTTTACTGTTGTCGTACTTCCATTTGTACTTCATATCCGGAAGGTCTCCAATGCCTTCCTCGTACATCTTGTGCGGATCTGTAAGGCAGGTGTTTTCCTCCTTATCCAGTTCCACTCCGACTTCCGGGATCTCTTTCAGCCCTGGAAGATCTGTGTAAGCTGCAGAGTTTTCTCCATCTGTGTGTTTTCTGTAACCTAATGTTGCTCCATTTGCTAACATCGCTATTCCTCCTTATCTCCAGTACACGCTGTCAGAATCCATATCAATGATCCCTTCGTAGCGCATCTGTTTATGCTTCATCCCTGACGGATCCGGCACATCTGCACATGCGATCCGTTTCAGGCCTGTCACTTTCATCGCTTCATCTACCTGCAGAGCTGCTTCTGAAGTGCTGTGATTGTTCCAGATATCGATCCGGTATCTTACAAGGGCTTTATCCTCTCTCATTCCTTCAGCATCGGAGCTGGCTTCGTATACATCGTTCTGCTCTTCGGTATACTGGATCGTTGAGCCCTCCGCCCAGGAACGTGGATAAGCATCTGAAACATTTTCGGACACCGTGCACAGTGCCGCGTACACCTGATCTTTTACATTCTTCATATATCCTCCAAATCTGACGCAAGGCTTCCGCCCAGCATCTTTAAGATCTGTTCTTCGTTATCCTTCATAGCCGGATACAGGAACGGATAGGCCGGATTTCCGCTGCATCTATAGAATCTTCCATCCGGCGTGTCCATATATGGCCAACGGTACTTTTCAGCCACCCTTCTGTCTATCTGGCTTTCATGGATCCACCATGGCTGTTGAGTATAGACCGGAGTTACTTCCGGAGAGATGCCGGCATGTTTCTCCTGACCTTTCGGTCCGGTTCCGAACTCTATGTATGGAGCATAAGCTTTGTCTGTCCAGCAGATCCCTGTGACAGTGTTTTCTTCCTCTGTGGTTTCGGCAAAAATGCTCTGCCGGAGTTCTCCGGTATCTGCATGGCAATTCTCAACTGCTGCTGACCGTACAAACTGGATGGCTTCTCCAACTGCCTGCCGGGTGTCCAACTCGGACACCTCCTGCAAAGCTTTCTCCACTTCATCAAATCCATTTACACTCATATCTTTTCCACCTCCATGGTAAGGAAACGATATGGTTTGATGGATATGATCCGATAGTCTGGAAGCTGATCTGCTGTCACATATAGACAAATCCCGTCCCGTTCCTCTATATCCGTTCCATCTTCCAGGATATAATGCAGCCGGCCTTTTTCATCCGTCTGGATCTTATAGCTTCCCTGTATCCGGATATTCCGGATATAATTCAGTCTCTGGCCGTACTGCTCAGCCTGTACTTTTCCGGATGCCGGCCAGCTTTCTCCGGTAACAGAAGAGGCAACACCATATTCCTCGCTGGTACTGCCTTCCTTATCTTTCTTTACCGTCATTTTCTTATGGAAAAATTCCTCAAGTCTGCTTCTTCTCAGCCTCATAAGTCTTTCCTCCTACTCTGGCCAGGCGATATCGGTTCAGTGTGTCGTAGATCTGTTTCGGTGCATCCTCAAAGGTATAACTCTCTCCACCCTCACTTCTTGACTTTTCCCCCTCTGTTCCCATCCGGTTCAAAGCGATCACAGCAAGGTCCCGGACTGCTTTTTCCAGCCCGGTCCTTAACTGTTTGCGGTTGGTGTAGGACAGCACGAAAGCTTCAGCTTCATCCAGAAGGACCGACAGAAGTTCCTCATTCTTTTCTCCGGTCAGGATCTTCAGCTTTTTGATATCTTCTGCTGATGCCATCGTATCACCCTTTCAGGATTGCCAGAAGGTCCGCTTTTGCCAGGGAGGATACGCCGGTCAGTCCTTTCTCTTTTGCAAGAGTTTTCAGTTCTTCAACTGTCATGTCCTCGATATCCTTACCGATTTTCTCTTCCGGTACCGTGTCTGGTGTGGCTTCTTTCATCGGTGTGAAGCCATCACTGATCAGCTTTTCTGCTGCAGATCCTTCCGCTTCTCTTTCTACATTTTTACGGATCAGCCTCATGCTTTCGCCTCCTGGATGCTCAGATAGATGGAATCCAGTTTATTATCCAGGATCCACATATCATGGAAACGGCGGTAATCCATCTGCCATGCGTTCAGTTTCTGGTTTGTTGTCGGATCAAAGATACGCATGATGTCCTGTTTTGTCACAGCGATCGGCGTGGTTACCGGACAGATGAAGAAGTTCAGGTTCTTTGCGGAGGTTCCTTTTTCATATCCGCCTTTTTCCTGTCCGCTATCTTTACCGTTATTGATCTTGATAGCTGTGTACATACGGTTGGAAGGTGTGGAAACCAGCGGTACACCATCTACAGAAGGAACCTGTGTCTGAATTCCACCTTTAGAGAAGGTCACTGCAGTGATCTTGCCCGCAAGTTCCAGTTCCAGCTCCATAATAAAGTCCGGTGTTGCCTGGCAGATAAGAGCTCCGTTATAGTTTTCTCTTACCGCTTTGATCCCTTCTTTCAGCTTACGCAGAGCAGATGTAGAAGCAGTTCCCGGTACATAAGATTCTCCGATCATTCCTGCTTTATCTGCAGTGAGTGTTTCTGTAGCCAGCTTGCTGATACGGTACGCATCGATCTCCGGAACTACCTGTGTCCTCTGGAACTCTCCCATAACTGCACCGGCAGTCGGGATAAAGTTTGCCTCATTGATATCCATCGGATCCAACTGGAAGAGACGGCCACGGTCCTGTGTCATTTTTCTGGTCTCGTACTCCAGGGTAACGGAGCCGCGCTGGTATCCAGCCTCACGGTCATAGTCGCCCATTCCCTGAACGCTCATTTTCGGGATCTTTACTTCAGATCCACCGTTATAGATCACCTGACCGGCATTGGCATCCATCCAGCCAGTGGTTGCTTCCTGGACAGCGATCTTATCAAGCTGTGTCATAAATAAGGTTGCTGTTGTTAAAGTATTGATTGCCATTGTTTATTCACTCTCCTTTAAAAAATACCCATCATCGCATTGTAAACCTGCTTTTCAAGGGCTTCCTGTGTATTTGTTCCTGGTGCTTTTTTCGGAGGCTTGCCTCCTTTCAGCTTCTCATCGACTGCTTTCTCAACTGCAGTCTGGAATGCTCTCTTGACAGTTTCCATGGATTTCTTGCAGGCATCTGCATCTGTATAATTCAGTACTTCTGCAAGTTCCACCGGAAGTCCCTCATCTGACAGTGTGTTCTTGGCTTCTGCCATGAGCTCACTTCTGGTTACTGCTGCCTCCCTGTCGGAAAGTTCCTTTTCTTTTTTCTTCTGCATGTACTGTGCTTTTTCTTCCTTGGTCATCTTGGCCAGCTTCTCAGCCTCGGAAAGCTTATCATCCGTCAGTGCCTGCCACTTCTCCTGTGCGTTTGTCACTGCCGTATTGACTGCCTTCTGGACACGTCTGTCAAACTCCGCCTGATTACCGCCGGTTTTCAGGAAGTCATCAAAAGATGGAGGATTATCTCCACCCTCACCGCCTGTACCTTCGCCAGATCCTCCGCCATTGCCCTCACCGGCCCCAGCACCGTCTCCGCCTTCTGCGAATAACTGCAGGTTCATCGGAACTTTGCACATTGCTTTGAACACTTTGTTTCTCATGTCTTTTCCTTTCTGCCCAGCCTATTCGTTCTCACGCCCGGGCCATTCAGTTTGTGGAATCCGCTTCTTTAACGCCTGGCGGAAAAAGGCATAAAAAATAAGACGCTTCACCCTGCGTCTCATCGGGAGATAATTGGATCACCTACTCCTTCCCTTTGACTGCTGCCCTTGCTTCTCTTACCATCTCTGCAACACCCTCGCTGATCAGATGTGCCCCTCTGTCTTCTGTTACTTCCAGAACAGTTCCCTTCTCGACGATTTCTTTCAAGCAGATGTCGCTGTATCTTTTGATGCATTTTACTTTCATTCTCTTCACCTCCCCTCCGTTGGCGCCGGCGCAATTCTTAAAAATGGGTATAAAAAGACCACCGGCCATTTCTGACTGGTGGTATCAGTTGGTCTGATAATAAATATCATCCCTTATTGATTCGAGCATATATGTTTTTGCTGATGGCTCATGATGGGGATTCATCCAATATACCGACTCATCTTCCATGTACTCCATAAAATCAATTTTGGTATCCACATCTACTTCAAATACTCCATTGTTTTCATGACTCAGTACTCTCTGAACAAGTTCATTGTCAGGATACATTTCTTTAAGAAATTCAATTTGTTCATTCGTCAGTTCAAATCTTCGCATTTCCATTTCTTATTCTCCTCACATAATCTGAATCTGTTGGATTACATTGAATCAGAACTCCCGTATCTGGATCTACTGAAACTGTTCCGTTTCTGCCCATATATTTCTGACTTTTTTCTCCACCAGGATCCGTTCTCACAGGAAATACCTTCGCCGGTTTCTCCAGCGCATCCTTTATTCCTTCCACCGATACTCCCGATCGTGGTCGTCCAGTTTTAGGATCTTTCATGGTTCCGATCACTCTCTCCATGAAGTGTTTGCTCTGTCTGGTTACTTCGGTTCCCTCAGAAGTTTTGACTCCAACAACTTTTTTATTGATTTCATCATAGATCTTCTGATAATTCTTAAAACCGGATAGTGGAGATATCATTCCGTTCTTCACCGAACGAGCATAAGTCCTGAGCAATTCCCACTTCTCAGGATCATTATACTTCATTTCCTGGAAGTCTGCAAAATGTTTCGGCATGTCTTTTCCAAGGAGTTCCCGGTACTGATCATACTGTTTCCTGTCTGATGCAGCGTTCTTGACTGCCTTTTCCTGGGCTTCTGCTTTTGGATTTCCTTTGACGTATTTCTCATACCACTGTTCATAGGTCATATCCGCAGGAACCATCTCTGTACGCCCTGTTTCCGGGTTGTAGGCGCTTCTTTTCATGTTCCTGAGGATTTTATCATCTATGACAGAAATCGTTGTGGAGCGGCAATATGGATGCATGGGCGGATAGTTCACTCCGGCTTTTCGCTCTTTCACCGGAAAAACCTTTCCATCCAGTTCCCGACAGATCTCACTGGTACGAAGATCCAACACAGCCACATAGCGATAATTCTTGATCCCGCAGTCAATATAACTCTGTGCAGTCAATTCTCCTGCCATGTAACAGGATTCTGTTCTTACCAATCGCCTGGCCTGTTTTGCTCCCCCTCCGCACTGGGCCTGGATGGATTCCGCTGTTTCCCGGTCTGTCCGGCCGGTAAGGAGACTGATCAGCAATTCATCCTTCAAGGAATCTGCAAGCTGCTGTGTGTTCTGCCAGATACGGTCTGAAAAATGTTTTCCGGACCATTTCATCTGCAGAGCCTGGTCGATCTGTTTCCTGCTCACATGAGAAAAACCGAATGCCAGACCGGTTTCTTTTTGCATGTTATATACGGAACGGTAATAAGCTTTTTCGCCCAGCTGTTCAAGGAGCTTCGTATCGAACTGTTTCTCCTGCTGGTACACCTGCTGCATCACTGCATCTACCTGTGTCATAAGATCCTGCAGGCGTTCCAGTCTTTCACGGTACGCCGGAGCTTCCAGCTGTTTCATGATCTCACTGTCTCTTTTCCGGTTCTGAAGTTCCTGCTTCAGCTGATCAATGGAGTTTTTATCCCGGATGGAGTTTATGATCTGCCAGGCTTCCGTTTCTGACAGACCATATTTTGTCATGAACTTTTCAAAGATATCTCTTGCGGCATATTCCAGCTGGAGAGAGGCTTTCCGGTATACTCTGGCAATGAAATCTGCTGTCTCTTCTGCATCCTCCATAAACTGATACATATCCCAGGCAGATCTCTGCTCCCAGTATTTCCTACTCATTTACCTTTTCCTTATCATCCGGATTCTGTTCTGGTGGTGTGTTATCCTGCAGTCCAAAAACTTCCTGCTGCCGCTTCAGATTCTCTTCTTCCTCTGTTTCCAGGGCTTTCAGTTCCTCGTCCACATCCTCCACAAACGGAACCTGTGAAAGCAAGGTCTTCCGGCTTACTTTTCCCCACAGATTTGCCACGATCTGGGATATCTCCAGGAGATTTTTCGGCAATGCTCTGGTGAATGTCATCGTGATCCCGGATGGATCGATGCTGATTCCGTGCAAAGCCAGATAGTTACAGAATATCCGAACTCTTTTTCTCAGACCTTTTTTATAATATCTGGTCTTGATCTTTGTGATATTTTCCATGCCCAGGAGCTTAAATTCCATAGCCACACCACTGACGTTCCCTCCGAAGCTTTCATCTGACATACAGGGAATGTGGGAAAACTTATGAATATCCTGCTCAATGGCTTTCTTAAGAATCTCCACGCCATTTTCATCAAAAGTCCTGGTCAAATATTCTGCTTTGGCTGTGTCCGGCATCTCAAGAACCTTGTACTTTTTAAGACGGGCTTTAGCCTTTCGGATGCTCTCGTCTTCATCCTCAGTGTTCGGTTCGTCCTCATCGGTCAGCAATGTTCCATAGATAGCCAGGATCGCATCAATAAACTGCTCCTTATCGGTCACACGATCGCTCATCAGCGCATTGTATGCATCGATCAGTGGGATCTGCAGTTCAAAATCTCCGATGGCCAGTTTATTGTTCAGGTATTCAATGATCGGGATCTCACCAAGATAATGGGGCACCGCCGGCTCTGTGGTTGCCTGGATCGTATTGTTGTTCTCGATGTCCAGCTCGTACTTATAGTTTGTGGTCACCACTGTGGCCATATAATGATCAGGAAGTTTCCCGGAATCATCTTTCCGGATATAATAATAGACAGCAAAGAGTTCGTTTTCCTCTATGCTGTCGTCTTTTACCATGAAGGTATTCTCAGCGGACAGGTTCTTGGTCTGCAGGTTGTTCTCGTTTTCCTTCACATAGACATATTCATAGGCCAGGCCGTAGATGGATGCTTCCAGTCCGTTGTCTCCGTCTGTTTCATCTGCTCCGGCCAGCTCCAGTGCATCTGTTAGGGGCTTGATGTCTCCCTCGGATTTGTAAGTCACTGGGTTACCAATGAAATAGCTGCTGGCTGTATCAGAGATGTCTTTTGCATGATTGCACACCAGGCGGTTTTCCCGTTTGGTCTCATCCAGGATCTTGTGCTTTCCTTCGTAGTAGGACATATTCTTCTTCAGCCGGTCCACCTTACTGATGTGTTTGCTGATCAGCTGGCGGAGTATCTGTTTGTCTGGGTTTAACTCGTCAAAGCTTTCTCTCGGTATTGTAAATGTGTATATTTTTCTCACCTCCTTATCTCTCGGAAACGTGCTGCTTTTCTGCCGATTATGGTGCTGCACATATAGCGTGTGCTGTCGAGACAATGGTCCCACTGTTTCACCGGTTTGTCTTCTCCTCTCTCCAGGGCTTTCTCATCCCAGATGTAAGAAGCAAACTCTTTTATGGTTTCTTTACAGGAAGAAGCAAAGACAATCTTCTCCAGGTTCAGAAGCATTCCAACCAGCCGGATTCCATCCAGAACGTCATTGTTGGCTTTCAGGACCTTATATCCCCGTTTCCGGAGTTCTGCAATAAAAGAAGCGGCCGATGGATCTACAATGATCGCCTTGATCTTAGTTCCATCCAGCCACTCTTTCAGGTCGTCTGCATATTCTGAATCTGTTTTCTGTTTACCTTTGTCTCTTCCGGAATAGTAATACTCCCGGATGCAGTACCATTTCCCGTTGGTTCCTTTATTCCACAGCAGGAATACCGTTGCGTTCTGTGTACCATAGTCACAGGAAACATACCTGTTCCCGTTGACCAGCAGCTGATAGAAATCTTTGATATCCTGGACATGTTTGTTCTCGTCGAACATGTCGTAGATGATTCCCTCTGCTGCCGCCCACAGTCCCATAATGTAACGTTTAAAGAATACTCCAACGTACATACTCCTGTATCTGGCTTTGATCTCTTCATCCAGGGACAGGTTATCGTCCATAGTGAAGTGAAGATACAGAATATCTTTCAGACCGGGATCTTTCCCCTCCGCGGCCGCCTGCTGCATCCTCCGGGCAGTTTCTTCTTTTCCCAGATATCCGGTAGATTTATCTATCCAGTTCTGTTTAAACCAGTGATACGGGCCATCCGGGTTGCAGTTAAACCAGAACTTTGAACCTTTTACAGAGCATCGGCCTGTTGCCTGGTTTACAAAGGATTCCGGCATCAGGGCAACTTCATCAAAGAACACGCCGGCTAGGGTGATTCCCTGGATAAGATCCTGAGATCTTTCATCCTTGCCGCCGAATATGTAAAAGTAATTTTCTTTTCCGTCTTTTCGGATGGTCAGAAGGTTGTCTGCCCTGTGATCCGTGATGGAATATCCTCTTGACCGGAGCATCAGTTTCAACCAGAACAGCACGTTTCTCCGGAAGGACCCTATGGTCTTTCCGCACATGGCAAAGTTCTGGCCAGTGAAGGTACTCATGGCCCACATAACGAATGATAAAGACATGCTGATTGTTTTTCCTGATCGGATTGCTCCATCGGCAATAACTCCATCCATATCGTGAACCGGGGATTCTTTGCACCACCAGGTCAGGACCTGTTTCTGTTTTCTTGAGAACGGAGAAAAATGAAACGTCTGGCCTATCTGCCTGTTGGCTCTGTTGGTTTTCATCTTCTGCAGCTTATCTTTCAGAGTTTTGAGTTTTTCATACATTCTCATCACCCCAGACATCCTGCGCTGTTGCATTCATTGCCTCCAGGAAACCATCATCTGTGATCTCTTCTGCCTGGTTATCCTGCTTCAGCATCTCAAATTCAAGCTGCATGGTTGCAAGTTCCAGCTTTGCATCGTCATAACCAAACTTATGCAGCATCTCGATTGCTTTCTGCTGCCGGGCCTGCACTCTGGTCAGAGCATCCTCTATGGCCTGGAGCTGGCCAAGGATGCCTTCGTACTTTCGAAGTTCTGTTTGTTTTCCTTTTTCAATACCGGAAGTATATTCTGTTACAGACATTCCGCATGGTACCGAATCTTCTTCAGATCCTGTCTGTGCTTCCAGTTCACGGAGAGACTGGATTCTTTTCAGCATCCGGCGTTCCCTGACTGCAAGAAGCTGGATTTCTCTGAGAAGCAGCTGCTCTTTGTCTGGCCTGATCATCTCTGCCAACGTTCTTTCTTCCGGTTCCAGGGTATCAAAAAAGAGAGTTTCAAACTCTCCTGTCCTGACTGCATTCTTATTTCCTGGCGGGCCGGTTCCTCCATGCCCCTCCGCATTTTTATTTCCGGGCTGTCCGCCCTTCTTTTTCGCAACGTTGCGTTTATTCTTTTGCAACGTTGCATTATCCCATTTGTATCTATTTTTCCAGCTTCGGATCGTCCCTACCGGGATTCCGAGCTTCTGAGAAACTTCAATTAATTTCGCTCCAGAAGCATATAGCTTTCTGGCATCTTCAACTCTCTGATCTGGTGCTCTTGGCAAGCCTCACCACCTCTCATTCGTTTCGTTTTTGATATTTGTAAATTACAGTCCTGCCGGCACCATAGTGACAGCCGATTGCCGCCACGCCGAAAGGAGGTGTGTTAACACTTACATACAGCGAATCCATGCGTAAGGTATGTATGCTGTATGAAAAATTGCATTAGAAAAGCACCCCGAAGGGTGCCTTTCTGCGTTGCTTAATATCCTATGATTTGTTGTCAAAATTTTTCAAACTATATTTTTCTTCCAAATTATTTTCTTCTTTTGTTTTTATAGAAGAATTCCCCATCATTAAAGCATTTTCTAAGTCAGAGTCTCTTGAAAAAATCAAATTTAACATATTCGATAAACACCTATATGTACATAATACAAATACTCCTAAAAGAAAAACCCATAAATAAATTACCTTAGAAATTGTCTTGCTTGAAAATGAGTCTCTAAAATACAAACCAATTGTCACACATACAAGTATTAATCCAACCTTTATAGTAGATTTAATATATTTTAAAAACAATTTCTTTACATCTTTTTCAAAAACATATTTAACAATTTTGGATTCATTTTTCATTCCCAACACAACTGGCAACATCGCTCCTAAAAATCCAATTATTAATGCCGCAAATGTATTAACTCCATCTAGTGCACTATTCATATCCTTATTATGAATAATATCAATTTTTCCAACAATAGACAGACAGGTAATTGCAAAAGAAACTACATATGGATACATTCTTTCACAATAATATTTCATAGTTTCTTTCATTGCCTCCTCTCTAATTATTATATTTAATAGCCTTATATAATACATCTCTGCGTTTTTTGTAATAATATCTCATAGCTGCAAATGCATCTCGATACTCTAATGATTTTTTACTTTGTAAAGTAAATGGTATATAATCATGATATATTTCTTCAAACAAATCAATAATCTCTGTACCTTTTTCATCATCGTCACTTACTTTAACTTTTGCACTCTTTATAAAATCTTTGTTTTCCAAAATACTCTCAACCATTTCTTTTGATTCATTTCTATACAACACAGATTTTCTTGAATATCCCAAACCAATCTTTACAGATCCCACAAGTCCTCCGGTTGCCTTTATTGAATCTATAATACTTGCCAAAGAACTACGATTATCCGAAGCTTTCCATTTGTCCAAATTTGCAAATGTAATATCTATACTTTTATAATTTCGATTTTTCAGTTTACTCAACTTATCTGTTTCTGCAATTGGTTTTATATAAATTTCTATACACTCATTGTCATTTGTATAATTTATAAATTCCGTTAATTTTGTTATCCCTAATGAAAATCTATTCATCTGAACCATTAATATACTACTACATTTTTCATATAATAAAGTAATATCCTCTCCCAGATATTCATCATCTTCAAGTTCTACAGGTTCTGATGCTTCATTTTCCTTAACCTTCGTAGGAATATTCGTATCTCGCAATTTTATCAAATGTATTCCCCAAAAATCATCATCTTCTGAATGACTAAAACACTCTATTCGTGCAAGTGTATTACCAAATTTAATAGATTTCTTTAACTTTTGATCTGCATCTATCTTTGCAATCCATTTAACTAAATCATAAATTTTTAAAGGTCCCCATTTATTATCATTACCTTTTTCTTTGCAAAGCACTCTGAAATAACGAAATTGTATTGTTCTTTTGTATTCCATACGTTTCCCCCATAAAATATAATTTGCTTAAATCATACTCCATCATTTGACATTTTTCAACAAACAATATTTCTGAATCATATCTTATAAGGTGTTTATATTATAGAACATCTGTTCCTATGTGTCCATATTGGAAATTTACACAAAAAGAACCCCGTAATTTCTACGAAGTTCTTTCTGTAAATTATATTTAAGGGATTATCGCCGCCAGGGTGTAGGCTGGCTCTGGCAGCTTGTTGCGAGAATGAGCCTCGTCGTCTCTGCGCCTTTGGCTTCTATTGTATTGTATAACGATATTTCCGATATAAACGATATTTTTTACTTAATCTCACATTTTTTCAAATATGTATCCCTGATGTAAAGTCTCGGATAGTCCGGACTCTGGGAATATCCTGTCTTTTCTGCTATCTTCTCCCAGGTCATTCCCTGCTGATAGAATGCCTTAAACACATATCTTGTCTGGCCATCTTCAATGCTCTGGATCCATCGTTCCACTGCTGCCGCCTGTGCCATTTTATGATCGTATGTGTGCTTTCTCCGGTCATATCGTGCCTGGTCGAATCCAACTACACTCTGTGGTCGCGCAAAGCCGGTGGTGTAGTCAAATATCGTACTGTTTCCAAGACCTGCCTCCCCCTGTTTCATTTCAGCCAGTTCCAGACCAAGGACTGGGATTTCCCTCTTTAATTTTCTGTAATTATCCAGGAGCTTCCTGGTAATCTTGATCTCGCCCACTGGTATCCTCCCCTTTCGATGCTTTTAACCGGGAACATGTATGCTCCCGGCTTTCTCTATTTCTTCCATTCTTTTCCTGTTTTTCGATCCCGTATACCTGTAATCTCCAGTCCCAACAGGCCTGCCGTATTATTCAGGACACAAAAGGCGTTATAAATGTGTGTCGGCATCCTGCCTGCTGCCCGGACCGCCTTACCGGCTGTCGGATCTGGATAACCTTCATTGTTCTTGTAGCTCATTTCACACCTTCTTTCATTTCCTCAAGCCTTTCTTCTGCATCCTCCCGTCTGGCAAATACAATCTGCTTGACCTTGCCGGCTTTTATGTAATGCAGTGTGTTTCCTTCCAGGTATGGATAATGTACCTCTTTCCATTCTTCCGGAAGAAGATTTGTTATTCCCGGGCAGTGCTGGTACAATATACAGTTGTCGCATGTCCCATCTGCGCTTGCCGGCTGCCCTCTGCAGAACTGGATCAATGTGTTATATGCTGCCAGTGCCAGCTCTGGCGTGATGTCCATCTTCTTCTCATGTCTTTTCATTCTGATCTTCTTTCCTGCTGCCCAGTGATGCTCGCATGAATCTTCGTCTTCTACAAGGATTCCCTTGCGGTCACAAAGACCATCATCGTTGTTGATACAGGTTTTACATATCTTTTCCATTATCTTCCTCCCGGCTTAACTCTTGATATTTTCATTCCACTCCTTTTTTAATGCACATAACGTACAACACGCTCCATCAAGTTTACTGTGATAGATCACGCCAGCGTCCTCTGGTCTTTTCCAACAAAGTTCTCCGCATACGGAACAATGTACCTTTTCCCAACCTTCTTTTCCTTCCGGCACGTTCTTGACTAGGGGCATGCACAACCAACCACCTCTATCTGTTATTTTTCTTGGTTCCATTCTTAATTTACCCATCTTTTTTTCCTCCTTTACGAAGTTGTGAATGCTCTGTTTATTCTTCTCCGGCCAATTGGCCTTGCTTTGAAGATACCTTTCTTCTTGCATTCCAGAGGACTACATCCCCTCCGGTGACCTGTGATCAGCAGATATTCACAGTGTCTGGATCCGGCTGTGGTTGTACTTCCGTCTCTGGAAAAATATAGGCATTTCTCACAAGTGTTTCTTTTGTTTCTGTTAATCTCGGCTTCTGTCAATTCTGACCAACTTTTTTTCATAACGTCTCCTTCTGTTCATAGGATGTGCATGCAAAGCACCGTTTACATTTTTTGCTTCCGAGCCCAAGGCACATTCCATTGCTATCTATTCCTGCGCTTCCGATCTCGCGCTGTATGCTACATATCTGGATTCTTTTCTTGATCCTGCAGTTTCTGCAAACAACCTTTTTTCCAACTGTACAACCTTTCTCTCTCGCAAATACTGCTGCCCAAGTTCTGCTGACTCCTGTGTCATTAGATTTCCAACCTGTAATCCATTCTCCACAGATATCACAGTATACGTCTGTTTCTACAATTCTTTTGATTGCCATTTTTATCCTACCTTTTTCTCATCAGCCGATTGAAATTCTCTACGTTTCTGGTGTTGTGATCGTATTCTGTTGTTTCAAAAATTTCTTTCAGCGTCTCATTGAACTTCTTCCACTTACTTTTTGTCATTCCAATTCCTGTCCAAATCTGAAATCTCAAAACGTCGGGACCTCCCGGCGGATAGAATCCTGCTCTTTTCTTGAATAACTTTTTTTCTGTCTCTTATTCATACACATCCTTCTTTTCATCTTCTTCCTCCAGGCAGTTTTCTCCGAAGATCTTCATGAACTGCTCCCTGCTTCCATGCTCTCTTTCAAAGGCTCTCTGTGCTATCTGTCTAAGTCTATAATCGACTTCCCTGTTTTTGTGAGCTGACATCTTTCCTTCTTTATGGTGTTCCAGGCACAGATGTACAGTAAGGCCGCAATAGTCTGAGTTCTTTCTGTTGCTATTTCCGAAAAATATGTGGTGGTTCTGTATATTTACATGACTCCCACATATGTAGCATCTGCCTTTTTTATCCCCTGGAATGATGCTCTCCTTCTGTCTTTTGCAAGGATACTTCCCCGGTTTAAGTTTCTTTCTTTTTTTCTTTCCCTGTTTTGGGAATTTCAAATTATCGTAGTTCATTTTGCATGTGTCCGAATCGGACACCCTCCTTTCCCCTGCCGCATTTCTGACAGGCTCATGCGGCAAGTTATATATGTTAATCGAATTTTCGAAAACACCCTTATTTCTGTAATTCCTTCAAGAATTCAACTAACTCTGATTCTGAATTTGGAAATTTGTTGTATCGTGTATGATATGTCCATTTCGGTATGTTGTTCTTATGCTCTGGCTCCGGACCTCCAACAAGGTGCATATAGTGCGATTCCGTCAAATTTGATACCCACCAACTGTTCTGATTGCGTGGATCCGGTTCATATTCTTCAACGATCAGACGTGCACCGTTTTTGAAATCGTACTTGTAGTACTTAACACCGATATTTTTATCTTCGTACCAAAGACCCCAGACTTTGTAATTTCTCAACCATTCTTTTCTCTGGTCATTGTTCTTCATAATCGGCAATGCGGTGACTTCACCGGGATGGTCTGCGATTTTGGTATCTTCAACAAAATCGTGCTGCTTTTCGTCTGGTGTTTCCGCTACCGATTGGCAGCGTTCTTCTTCATCGAACTTGGAATCCCATGGATCGTAAAGTTTCTTTACTTCTGCAATCAGTCTTCCGTACTTCATGGACACTTTTTCTTTGCCAACCTCAATCTCCAGTCCTGTGTTAAAACTCATGAATGTATAGCTTACCTCAGGTCCGGTACATCTGTTATATCCATGCGGCGCAATCCTCTTTTGCACTGCTCTGGCAGCTTCTCCATTGTTATTGTATGGTCTGCATATTCTCATGATTGTTTTTAATTTTTCAGGATATGCCTCACAGAATGCTTTCACTGCTGCCGATATTGTGTATTCTGCATTATCCGGTGTATCTACAGGTACCATCTTGACCGTTTTCTTATGCCCATACTTCCCGATCAGGATCTTGGCCAGGGACTGCCAGGACAGCTCGTGTTCAAATACCCCTCCGGGATTAAAGGTGATCCCGGAGGTTGATCCTTGGTAATTGAGGTGTCCGTTTCGGACACGTGCTGATCCATACAAGTTCGAAAGCATGAAGATGGTCATGTTCTTGTCTTCCTGGATGATGTAGTTCTTCATGTTCTTGTTTGTGCTCTCATAGAAACGCTCAATCTGTGTCTCTGCCGGAATCTCCGTATCATCTTCCGGAGGTCTGTTCTGGCCGGTTGCTGTTTCGATGGTCATCTGGCCAGGAATACCTTTCTCTGCTTCCTGCTGCCGGTACAGGTCTCTGATATCGTCCAGTGTCAGGATTCCTGTTTCTTCGTATAACTCACAGGCCTGTTTCTGATACTCTCTGTTGAGCTTGGACGCTTCATAGGCCACGGAAATCTTGATCCTGTCTTCTTCAAATTCCGACATCAGCTGTTCGCAGAGGTTTGTGTTGATTGCATGATATCTTCCAAGCTGGCCACCAGATGTTCCGATCAGGTCTTTCAGGATGTCTCTTGTCTTTCCTTCCATCGGTGATTTCTCACGGAGTTCTTTCACAAGGCCTTCCATCTTGAGCGTTTCAGTCATTTTTTCCCAGTCGGATTTATCACGATAACAGTTCGCCTGGATGATCATGATCTGGCGTACTATGTCGTTTTCCTGGCCCGCATCCTGTTCCAGTTCCGATTGTGTTTTATATATACATGGGACCCGGCTGAATCTGTCATTTCCTTCATTGAGCAGATCGATACAGCACTTCCGGCGGCAATGGCCGGCTATAACGTAATCCTTCCCATCCCTATTCTCGATCAGGAGCGGTTGAAGGATCCCCAGAAGCTTGATCGACTGTTTCAGTCTTTCAAGCTTCTCTGTATTATAAAAATTCTCCTCAGAAGGGATCAGATCTTCCGGATTCCTGTATACGATTTTCTGATCCTGCTGCCGGTCCGGAACTGATCTGTCATTGAGAAGTCCTTTCAGGTCAAATTTTGCCATTGTCTTCATCTCCGATCATGTTTAAATATTCATTGACTAACGATTCGTAATCTTCTGCTGCTGCAGATCTGGGGCTGTGAAGTGCTACCGGCATACGCATGAATGTACTTCTTGCTACTACACCTGAAAAACGGATCTTTGTTTCCATTGCCGGATATTGTTCTTTAATTACCTCTGCTCCCTGCAGATGCGCCTGGTTGAATTTCTGGTATTTTGTCACGAAACAGCGGACGTTCTCCAGATCCGGGTTCAGTTCTTCCTGCACTTCATCTATCTGATCCAGAAGCTCATTCATCCCTTCCAGAGTGTTGTCATCCACTTCTACCGGAACCAGAACATCATTTGCCGCAGTCAGGGCGTTGATAACGGAAATGTTGATATCCGGAGCATTGTCTACTACGCAGAAATCATATCTATCCGATACCTGCTGCAATGCCTTTCTTAATCTGTTCTGCTGTGGACGTACACGGTCCATAGTCACTTCCATATTCGCTGTCAGAAGGCCGAGGTTCGCTGTGATGATATCCAAGTTTACATAATCTGTATGATGAATTAATTTATACATATCCGGATGGCGGTCCACCATGATCCGGTCAATTCCCTCTCCATCCTGGGTGCGGCGATTTAATCCACGTGAGCAGTCCCCCTGCTTGTCGTTATCCACCAGGAGCACCTTATAGCCCCTCTGGGTTAAGATATAAGCGATGTTAATGCTCGATGTGGTCTTGGCCACACCGCCTTTCAAGTTGATGATTGCTATAGTTCTCATGATATCCTCCTTGTTTTTACTACATTTCTCTGATCTTATCTGTGTACTGCTGCATCTCGCAATGACAGCAAAAACATTCCATTTCCTCTTGTGTCAGATTCTCCCCGCGATGGCAGCACAGCTCGTCACACACGTAGGCTCCTAAGGCTTCAAGAATGCCGTCTATGCCTTCGTCTTCGTTCCTTATCTGCTCTCTGCATCCATTCTGGTTTTCCTCCGATCGGTTCATCATCAAACCATATTCCTCCTTTTTCGTCTTTATAGTATGTAAACCGGGTACCTGATTTAGTAATGGTACCCAGACATTCCATTGTTGATTTGTTGTGCTCCGGGCGCAGGCTCCATCCCCTGCCCCAGCATTCTTCCACATTCACGGTGTTTCATCTCCTCTCGCAGCCACATGGAATAACTGTGTTTCTCTGTCTTTGCGGTGATCTCGTGCGGATCCGGAAGAGCATTCATGGCTTTGTATACCTGTTGCCATTCTTCCTTGTTTTTGATCGGCTGCCCTTTTGAATCCATCCATCCGGATCCGGCCATTTCTGTGATTTTTTCCAGTCTGCTGCCTACATACAGATCTCTTGTGTGGATACAGATCTTACAGGATCTTGTCATGTGTTCCAGAGCATCCGCGATTACAAGCAGTACTGCCTGGTGATATGTACCGGATACCGTTCCAAAATGTTTTCTTGTTTCTTCCCTGCCTCTGAGCAGAGTTGAGAGCACATATCCACATTTTCTTTCCACTTTTCCCTGGAACTGGCTGCTGGTTTCAATGTATATGTCTACCTTCAAAATCTTTTCTCCTCTCAAATCTGCATCCGTTCAATATTTGCCCCGCTCCATCCGGTATCTTTTCGAGGTTTCAGGCGGATCATGGTGTAATGTCTGTATTTAAATCCTGTTTTTGAATTGATCCCTTCGTGAATCCGGGCAATGTAATAGCCTTTTATCGGTTTCGGTTCTTTTTGCCACCGTACAAGCTTCTGTATCCGTGGTTTCGGAAGCGGCATGTTCCTTGATGTGTTATAACTTGATTCTGCAATCCTGGGTTTCGCCAGGCTTCCGTCTTTTTTCTTTTCCTGTGTGTTTTCATCTTTCGTGATATAGTTACTCAGGTTTGAAAAATCCTCATCATAGAATTTGCTTTTTCTGATCTCAGTGAACCACGTTCCGCCCTTTTTCCAGGCTTTCTGTATGATGCTTGCAGTGTCTCCGATCTCATTGACTATGATGTGTATGTGCCAGGCTCCTTTTGTCCCTTTCTCTATATTCCTGATCCAGAACAGTTCCCGGTTTCTCTTCTTATATTCCCTTCTGACTATGCGCATTGCTCTTCCAAAGTCTTCTACAGCTGCCGCCATGCTTGCCGGTCTTTCTTCCACCAGATATGTCCATGTTGCCCATACATCCCCTGGATTAAAATATTCCAAAAGGCGTTGTCTGGCTTTTCGTTCTTTATTGGCTGCATTGACTTTCTGCATATCCTCTTTTGTTGGTTTTTTCTTTTCCAACCGTTTTCCTCCAGGAGCCCCGTGTCTTATATCCGGAAACTCTTCACGGTCAATGATATCTCCACCCCGTAGCCGGTATTCTTTCCTCTTTGTCGCCATACTCTTGTCCTAACTTTAATATCTTAATCAAGGTCTAAAAGGATCTTTCGGTCCTTCAAAAAAGGTTAAAAATATAGCGGTACATGACCGCTGAAAGATTGACTTTCCGGCTCCTGGATGTTATATTTATGTAAACTGTTTACTCCAGGGGCCGGATGGTCCCGGCTCAGGTGTTGCACCGCCTGAGCCTTTTTATTTTGTTGTCTGTTTTAATCGGTGTTCTGTTTTAATCGGTGTTTTGCAAAACCAACACCCGTCATGCAGCTTTTTCTTATTTCCTGCTCAACTTCCTCGGATGTCGCGTCGCACGCTTTAATAAGAGTCTGCATAAGAGTTGCAATGGCAACTGACAGCTCATCCAGAAGCAAATGGCTGTCTCCTTCGAATACCTGCTTTTCTTTTTCTCTTTAACAAATTAAATGGATAAAAGGAC